AGCAGACACCTATCCCAGCTCAAACAAGAATAATTATTCTTGTGCAAGACGCTCGAAAAACGCCATATCGTCATCATCGACGCTGACGTCTTCAGCAGTGACTTTCTTGGCAGGAGCAGAACGGACGACAGGAGCAGCCACTTCCTCATCATCGATCTTCTTAGCAGTTGCGCCAGTAACGCCACCTGCACCAAGAACGCGATCCAACTTAGCCTTCAACTCATCGTAAGACTTGAAGTTTTCTTCCTTCAAGAAATCCTTGAGTGAATGAGCAGACTTCCAAACCTTTTCAATTTTGTCATCTTCGCCATTGAACAAGGCTGCAGGTGCTTCGAACTCTGACTTGTCATAGTTGCGATAGCCTTCATAGTTGCGAATCTTCAACTTGAAGTTTGCACCCTTCCAGAAATCAAAAGGATTCATTGGTGTTTCATCTTGAAACTCTGGCTCAAGTTGCGCCTTGATCTTTTCAAAGATCTTCTTACCATACTTGAACAAGAATACTTTGCCTTCGTTTTCTGGACGCTTCGGATCAGAGATCACAAGAACGTTACTGATGTAAGAAAGCTTGCGCTTCTGCTTACGAGCAAGTTCTTTGTTTGCTTCAATGCCGCTGTTCCAAAGCACAGTGTTGTACTCAGAAACAGGATCGGTCTTACCAAGTGTTGTGAGGCTGTTCTCAATGTACCAACCACCTGGACCTTGAAAGCCATGCGACCAGATTTGAATCCAAGGAAGACCATCTTCGCCGTCTACTGCTGGCGTGTCAAGAAAACGAATGACTGCGTATCCGTTGCCTGAAGCATCAACTTCAGGAACCCAGAAACGATCATCAGCGTTTGATTTACCAGAACCACCAGAGGATGAAGAGGCTTCAACGGCTCGCTTGAGTTTGTCGAGGGAAGAACCTTTTTTGAGAGATGATAGTGACATATGTATAACTCCGTATTGCGTTGTATAGATTAGTATTCGACTTGTCCACTTTTTACATTACCATACCATTATATATCATTTTCGCCTCCAAGTAAAACTTTTTTCGAAAGCAATTTATACTTGTCGACGTTCACGTTCAAGAATGCTCCGTATTTGCGGATTCTTCTTGAAATCTTGGGATAGATGATATCATCAGAAATCTTCTTGTCCCAGATAGGGATGAAGCGAAAGATGTTATTGAGAATCACAAGAGTCTCAATCGTCACCTCATTTTGGAGAAAGGCTACCAGCAACTTTGGAAATTGCCCATCTTTCACTTCAAATAATTTGTTGAATTCTTTTGGTTCAGGGCAAATCTTGCGAAGGTCATCTTCGTAGATCTTGCTCATGGAATCAGTTCGTCGTTTCCAATCCCTGTAAGTTTCTTCAGCTTCTTCTTCAAGTAGACTTTTGGTCCAATTATTGTCGCTAGATACAAAATTAGCAACCAGAAATGGAACCATCTCATCGTCGCGATACTTCCGCGCAAGACGGTGGAATAGAAATTTGTCGCGACGTTTTTCAAAAGCATCTACTGAGACTCTTGTTTTACCATCGTATTGAAAGAAGTTATAATTCTCAGAAGTGAAATGTAACTTGATGGCTTGATAAAGACCATACAGATCATATCCGTTCACAGAGGCAATCTCCCTCCCCTCGGAAGATATCTCATTTCCATTGCTTCACCTTCAATCAGACTTTTTAAGGATTCATTGATAAGTGTTGCAGCAACTTCAATTTCAAGATTGTTACGTTCACAATAAGTGGTGACTGCATCCATGTGATCGATTTTTTCTGCGATTGCCATTTGCATGATCATCATTGAAAAATTATTCTTTTCTTCTCGACTTGCCATGTTAGATCTCATACTTGCTCAAGGATTGATTCAATTGCTGCGTCACGCGAACAAATGTTGTACGCTTGCTCAATTCTTTCAATTCACTCGCTCCCACATAGGTACATGCTGAACGAAGTCCACCAAGGATCTCTCGAATGATTGGTGTCACTTCACCACGATATGGAATCTCAACGGTCTTACCTTCACTTGCTCGATACTCAGCAACACCGCCATTATGCAGATCCATTGCAGTATCAGAACTCATCCCATAGAATTTATTAGATCCAAATGGAGTTGCTCCACCTTCTCTGGTTCCAGCAAGCATTCCCCCTAACATCACAAAGTCGGCTCCCGCAGCGAATGCTTTCACAACGTCTCCCGAGACTGTGCATCCCCCGTCAGCGATGATATGACCCTTGAGCCCATGCGCTGCATCTGCACACTCAATAATTGCACTCAACTGCGGGTAGCCGATACCTGTCATCTTGCGTGTAGTACAAACTGATCCAGGTCCAATTCCCACCTTCACAATGTCTACACCCGAGAGAATCAACTCTTCAGTCATCTCTGGTGTGACCACATTACCAGCCATCAATGTAACATGCGGATAACGATCACGAAATCGTTGAATAAACTCTACAAATGCTTGCGTGTATCCATTTGCAACGTCAATACAAACGCGCATATGTTTGTTTGCCATCATGTTGTATACGTTATCGAATTTGATTAGATCATTGTCTGTGATGCCCATTGAATAGATGGTGCTATTCAGATTCATTTTGAATCGATCAATCAGAGCAGTTTCAGAAAAATGCTTGGTCAATGCAACCATCAAATCCATCTTAGCAAGCTGCAAGTCCATATCAAGAGTACCAACTCCATCCATGTTTGCTGCAATGATTGGAACACCGCGCCAAGTATTACCATACTTGAATTGGAATGATCTTTTTACAGAAACTTCTTTGCGCGAGGCAAGAGAAGATCGTTTAGGAAGAATTAGAACGTCTTTGAAATCTAATTTCACATCTTCAAGAATTCTCATAACACCTCAATGATAAAACATGTGACGACCAATTTTAGCGACAAGTTTTTTCTCTTCAGCCCATCTTGGCTTTACATAGTCAGCGTGATAGTATTTTGTCGATGCTGTAATTATACCATACTTCTTTTTGAAAAGCAATATATTTTCAGCAATTGACAAGGACTCTCTCCAATTGTTATTGTCTCGAATTGATTTCGTCCCCTCACACACCCAAGAGAATTGACAACCTCGAGGATTTTTCTGGTATACAACTTCACAGACTGTGTTTGGGTACTTTGAACTTCTGACTCGGTTCATTGTCACTTGAGCAACAGCAACTTTGCCATTGAAGGATTCGCTTGCTGCTTCGAAGTAAATGTTCTTGGCTAAACAATTGATTTCTTTGAATAGAAATTTCTTTTGTCCAAGAGAGGCTTTCATGAATTCATTTTCAGCCTCTAGTTCATCTAATCTGTCCTGTAATGATTGATACGCTTCATCTTTCGCAAGAAGCACCTGCGCTTGTTCATGTGCAGAATTGAGTGCTTGCTTGTGTGAATAACCTGGAACAAAGATACACAAAAAGGCAAAAGTGAAAATTCCACCAACCTTCAGGAGCATATCATGATTTTTATCAATAAAATCTTGTATTGCTTGCATGCCCGAATTCCTCCTCACTCATATGAATGACTTTGTTTGATCCACAATAGTTGTATTTCTTATTCAGAAGATACATCAGTTTGTAAAACACTTCTGGACCATTCCCCTTATTCGAAAATTCCTGACAGGTCTTATGAAAGAAAACTTTCGAGTCGTATGGATAATGAATGAATTTTATATTCGAATCAAGAATCAAAAATATTGAAATCAATCTCTCGTGCACAAAAGAATAGTTTGTGATTCTATTCCCAAGATGAAGTTTTTGAGACAATCCAAAAACATAGTTTTTGTATTCTGGTGTTTCGTTTATGATACGAAGGCACTTATCCCAGAACTTTCTCCATCTCTTCCAGAACTTATGATTTCCAATCCAGTAAGTGCATGTTGAAAAGATATCTGGATGAAACCCGTAATTTTGCATGTCAAAAGAAGTATTTAGATCTTTTAGAAGACCATTTATAAAGGGCATCATTCCAGGATGATTGATCTCTCCGTTTACAAATGAGTTTTTATAGACTGCCGCATCCGAAAAATGCGGATCAATAAAATATAGATCATACCCTGGATTATCATAAATCCATTGAACAAAGAACTCTCCGCTTGAGTGAATCTTCTCTCTCCACTTCCAACTCACCAACCCCCAATACGCATCTTTTTCATCTTTGTGTTTTTCAAGCAATTGCAAATGAAGAGGCTCTTCTCGCAACAATGGTTGAGCGTTGACTGTATTGTCAAATGGAATGAACTCTTTCTCAAGAAAATTTCTTTGAGGATTTGAATAGAAGGATTGATATGGATAAACTTTCATTGTTTCAACATCAACTTTTCTAACATTTGATCGTAATTGTGTCCATCTTTTTCAGAGTGACCATTACGAAGCATGAGTTCTCGAATAAATGGATAATTCAAAACTTTGTAATCGCGATTCAGGTATAAAAATAAAGACAAGATTCTCTCAAAGACAAAAAGAAAATGTTTCATTTTTCGTTCTCTATGAGAATTGTCCTGAACAAAGAGATAATGATTCAGTTCAGCATCGTTTCTCGAAACTTCAATCATAGAATCGACAAATGACATCCATCCATTCCAAAACTTACGATTGCCAATATAGTAATTGGCATAAGTGAAATACTCAACAGGATATTTTACTTCTCGCATATCAAGATCAATGCCTGATATTTGCAAAAAGCGATTGATGAAATTCATCATTCCTGGATGCTGCAAGTCTCCTTCAGTGAAACAATTATCAAAGTTTGCAGTTATACCCATAGATGGATTGAAATGATATACATCATAGCCAGGATTGGATTCAATCCAGTTTTGGAAAACTGCACCAGAAAGATTTCCAGTTTTCTCTTTCCATCGCCAACTCA